TCCATATACTCATCAAAATCATTGCTTTGAAACGTATTAGAAAGACCATCAATACTTTCTTGCGTCATTCCTTCAGCACCAGCACGATTAAAGCGTTTGACTGATACTTCTTCCACGATGTACTCGAGTCTTTCAGGTATTTCCTCGGTTTCAAGTGGGAGTAAACTAATCAAACGCTTTTCTGTATTGTTTATGATTATTTTGAGTAGTTCATCTTGCTTATCATCATCGATAGAGAGTAACATTTTTACATTTTCTAATGTAGCCATGTTACCCCTCCAATGTTTTTATAATTACAGCTTTTGTATCGTCCTTAGATACGTCTACGCCATGTTTTTCAGCTATTTCTAACAATTCAGCTTTTGTTGCATTAGCATCAACATCTAAAGCGATATATTGCTCGTTATATACGTTTTGTTTATGGAATAGTTGTTCGACACGTTCATTAGTAATATCAGTAGGGAATTCATCTCCTACTTTATACTCTTTACCATCTTCTTTATCTATGAACGGTCGAACTACTTTGTAAGAATAAGCCATTGTAAGCCCTCCTAGATTAATTATACGGTTTCAGTATTTCCACCAGTTGAACCAGAACCAGCTGTTAATTTAGCAAATGCTTTATCATCTGCAATATGGAACGCAACGTCCATAGTTACACGTAAAGCGATTAATTCTTGTTCGAATAAGTTTACTGGTGAACCGTCAGCATTTTGTACTGTTGATAATTGACCATCTTCTGAAATTTTGTAAGACATGTTGTAAGGAATGCCATAAAACACTTTGTTGAAGTCTCCAGCGTATAAGTCACCTTTTTTAAATTGGTCTGATTTAAGGTCAACAACTGGAAGTCCGTCTAGTGTGTTGTTAGCACGGTCATAATAGCTTTCTTTAGTATCTTCATCACGAACTCCACGTAACGCAGTGCGATTTTGTGTTTTAGATAAGAAAGCGTTAGCTTCAACATCATCTTCTAATAAAGTGTCCTCTAAAGCTAAGATATTTTTTAAAGTGATATCACCTTTTACTACATTGTTAGCTGCAGTAGCTGATTGTTCTACTGATTGTTTGAATGGGTTATCTACATTTAACAAACCTGCTTCGTCAAACTTTTTATAGAATTGTTCAGCGATTTGTGGTTTCATCGCTTCGAAGAAACGAGAGTAAGTGTAGTTTAAGTATTCACGAGAAGCAACGATGATAACACCTAATTTATGAGAACGCATAGACGCCTCAAGTAAGCTAGGTTTAGAAGTTTGAATTTTTTGACCTTCTCCTACCCAGTAAGCGCCTGGTTTATCTGCCCAGTAAGTGAACTTTTTCTCTGACTTTCCGCCCATATCTTGGTATTTACCTAATTGCATGATTTTAGAGTTTTGTAATACATCTAAAAGAATAGGCTCATTGAAATCGTTTAACAATTCCCCTTCTTTGTGCTCATGCATCATTACATTATCTGGATTGAATGTTTGTGGGTTTACTTTTACCATTTAAAATGCCTCCAATTTATTGAATTATTCTGTTTTGTCTTGCTATTTCTGCAAAACTATCGCTTGTCTTTTTGTTACTAGATACATCACTTTGTTGTCCAGACGGCGTTGATTGACGAGTAGCTTCTTTAACTTGCTCTTGTACAGCTTTGTCGAAATCTTCTTTAATCGAATTAACGACATCATTAATTTGTTCGTTATCTTCCAAATGAATTAAAGACTGTGCAAACGAAGTAGGTAGACCTTTTTCTTTTAAGTCACTTTCTACATCAGATTTGAGTTCACGCAATTTAAATTCTTTTTCCTTTTCAGCTAAGGCTTGTTCGCGTTTCTCAATTTCTTTGTCTTTCTTCTCTTTTTCAGTTAACTTAGCGTAGCTTTCAGCCTCTTTTTTAGCTTCTTCACGAGCTTTGTCTAGTTCTTGCTGGTGCTTACGATCACGTTTAGAAAGAGCAGTCTCGACAGCTTTACTGATTTGAGAATCTACTTCGCTTCTTGTATATGTTTCTTGCTCTTGACCGCTATTGTTTTCTGGCTTCTTATCATTACTTTGTCCAGGTTCACCTTCGTCATTGTCAGCGAAGAATTGTAAATTTAGATTTAGTTTGTCATTTAATTTCATTTGTATATCCTCCCGTTCAGTCTTAAATTCAATGTTTAATCGCATAAAAATAGCACCCCAATTAGTCAATTAAGCCCAATTAGTGTGCTAGATATATTTGATATTCGCATTTGATTTAAGCCCGCTCAGTATTTTTTAATATTGAGCAGTTTAACGACTTACTGAGGTCGAGTAGGTTAACGTATCCTACTGACGAGATATTGGCGCGGTAACGTCAGGATCAACTGCTTCACGCTTTGACATAAGTACCACCTCAGATGAAATTTTTAGGTTTAAACTCTTTCTTTTCAGGTTCTTTCTGTTTCGCTTTTGCTCGATTACTAGGGTTTGTGTCATTCAGACGCTTGAGTTCTTTGTGAATGCCTTCAAGGGCTGCAGCAATACGTTCGTTATACACCGCTACCACCCTCTTGAATTGCATCAACAATTTTGTCTATCTTCTCTTGAGTTGTCATACTATCTTTAATGATGTCAGAAGGTTCTTTGTTGAAGATTTGATTGTATTCATCGTAAACATCATCTAACCTGTCTTGTAAGTAACTTTCGTCATACTTGTCATACTCGTCGATTGTATCACCATCAAGTTCAGTGACGTCATATAGGCCTTTCTCTGTTTCGTAATCTTCTTCGTACTCATCTTCTGATTCATCTTCAGGACCGCCTAGTCCCTCTAGGAATTCTATATCCTCTTGATCAAAGTCATCAGAAAAGTCGTACTCTTCTTCCCAGTTTTCATCTTCTTCAAATTCGTCGTCATCTTCCATGAAATCATCTTCATACATGTCATCTTCTTCATCACTGAAATCAGTGTCTAGCTCTTCTTCTTCCCAATCAGCATCTTCATAATCCCCTACGGAATTATCAACAATTTCTTTTGCTACACCTTCATTAGTAACTGGTGGTGTATTTGTAATATTATTATCATCTGGCATTTACAACACCTCCTTTTAATTATTTAACAACGCCTCCGAAATATCTTCCTTCGCGCTCTTCAAAGAATTCATCTCTCCAATTAGGATTGATGTGTGGCGCGACAGCACTCCGACAAAAAGGATGCATAGGCGGAGCGTTTACACCAGGTTGCATATCTTTAACTTTGAAAACTTTTTTGTTTAATCCTCTGCACGTCTTTGTTGTCTTACTATCCATCTTAGCGTGATATTCATATTCTGCATCTGGTCCATGTTGTTCTAACATATGACGCTTTGCAGCTAACGTTTGCACTCTAGCTGTTTCTGTTATGAGTAAACGTCTTATCTCATACGTACTATTGCCAGTTTCTTTTCTGAACTCTTTTACGAACTCGTAAGGATGGCGACCTCTTAGTAATACTTGACTTGTTGCTTTCTCAACATGGTGTCTAACTACTTTCATATCACGCCATAGTCTACGAGACCAATTAGAGTTTTGGAAAGGTACAGTAATGATCGTTTTAACATCGCTTAATGATACATGTAACGTTTCACCTAATATACCTGCTTGTTGCTCAAGAGAACGATAATAGGAAGATTCCATGTAGTTATAAATAGATTGCTCTATACGAGCGTATGAATACGTTACAATTAATCCTAGTTGCGCTTTTAGTAGCTTTTCCCTGTTTACGTACATCGCAGTATTATATCTTTTTAGTTCTCTATTTGCTCTTTCACTAAAGTCGTTATCTTGTACATATTTTCTAGCTTTGTTAGCGAAAGATTGAACATCGAAGTTATCAATTTTCTTTTTAGCTTCTGAAATACTAATGCCTTCGCTGTCCGCATATCGAGCGTAGAACTTAGATATCTCATTCTCTATATCGTCAATCATGTTATTAACAATGCGCTCAATCTCTTGGCTCATTTCCTTATCGCTCATTGTTTCATCTTTAATAATCTCTTGAGCTCTTTTATCCCAATAAGTCATAGATCATCACTCCTCAAAGTTTGAAGTCGATTGTTCTATGTTATTTCTCTCATTTTGTACGTTGTTATACATTAAATCATCAGAACGTTTTATTTTTTCTTCTTCCTCTGATTGAATACGTTCAACTTCATCTTTAGGATTGTCTATGAAAGAAACCAGAGACATTAATGTTTTCTGACTGATTTCTCCACCAGAATTGATGTACATTTGCATTTCTTCTGTCAGTGACTTAGGCAAGTTTCTTGTGAATGTGAATATCAAGTCTCTAAGGTTGTCCTTATCTATTTCTCTATTGATACTCATAATTTCTCCAACTAACTTGTAACGTCTAACTAAGCCTTTTCGAAATAGACCTTCTTTAATCGCTGTACGTTGCTCTAGTCCGAATAATTTATATTTCATGCTTTCACCAGATTGTTGACCTCCAAAGTTTTCGTCAGTCATGTCTGGTGTGTTAGTAAGTGTGTGAATGTCTTTAGCAATTCTTGTTTTATACGATTCAACGCCACTTACATCATATTGTTTATAGATATATTGAGCGTCTACATTACCTTCAGTGACTTTGTCGTCCACTGTTGCATATTCAGGAGGTGCTAAATGGAATACATTCGCTTCTTTCTGTAAAGTTGCTACCTCTTCGTTTAAATCAACGTTACCTTTAATTAACAACATTGCATCGTTTAAATCACTCATGTAGTTAGCTGTATCTGATTGTGCCTCATCATATAAGTCAATAAGTGGTATGACCTTTTCAAAGTCTCCGCGTCGCTTTTCATTATTGCTAAACTCTGTAATCGTTACTTTGCCAAACGAATGAGCTTCAGGAGGTTTACGCTCTGATAACTCTAAGTTAGTAACACTGTTTGCCACAAAGAAATATGTTGCATTGTCAGTAATTACATCAACATAGTAAATGTTATTTGTTTTCTCATTAGGACTGTGTGCTTCTTCTTCATCGACTTGCCAATATCTAATTGCCATTAAACTATTTTGTTCAATGCTCGTATCGTATATAACAAATGTATTACGTGGGTCTGATTTATAAATTCTAACTTCATCTTGTTGATTACGTATGATGTATTCATAAGCACGACCGAATATAGATAAATCTAACCCCAGTGAACGATTATGACTATCAATGTCGTTTATTGCATGCAACTGATCTATTTTATCTTGTGTCATATTGCCTTCAGATTGTACTTGTATTGCATGACCGAAGCAGTAACCATTAATAAAGTCTGTAATGTAAGAAGCAAAGTCATGAGCAGCTCTATTATCTGCTAAGTGCTTTTCTCTACGCCTTTTGTTACGCATGATATTGAAGTTTAAACCTTGATAGTAATCATCCAGCATTTGAAGTCTAGGCACTTGTGTTTCTAAATGATGACGAATAAAGTCGCTGATATCGTTTCTGTTGTCTAACAAGTCTTGTGTTGTACCATCGTATTTGTACACTTCTACCGCGTCGCGTCTGTATATTTCATTACGCATTTGTCGTCGTTCAATATCTCTTTCGAAATTGTTTACGTGTGCCATGTGTTACCTCCTTTATAAACCCATAGCCTTTGCTCGGCTAATATTCTTCTTAATATTGACGTTCGTTCTGTTATTTCTAGGGAAATGGAATTCTTCTAGGCTATATCTCAATGCATCCATTAAATGGTTATTTGCATCTATTGGTTTATTTAACCAGTTACCGTCTTTGTCTTGGTCGAATGTATATGTGTTTAATTCTTCTATCGTATGTTCACATGTTGGGTGTACATATATTTTGAAACCTTGTATGAATTGAACACCTTGCATGATAGAACCTTGACCTTTAATAGATGGTTTGAGATTAGAAATGCCTTTACGTTTAATCTCTGTTATCAATCGCTTCTCTGCACTATCTGCAATTATCTTTGCGTTTTTCAGTCCTTTATCAAGATACATTTGATATATCTCATCGGTCAGCATGCCTCTTTGATAATGCTCATCGTATATCCACAACTCTTTATTCTGTATATCAACAATAGTGCTGATAAGTGTTGTAGGATCTTGAGTGAACCCAAAGTCACTGCCATGAGCCACAACTTGCTTTTCTTTCAACTTCTTAACCCAGTCAAACTCCTTAACCTCGAAATTCTCAAACACTAATCCCTCTGCTACTCCCCAATCTCCATCACAAACAATTCTTGCACGTCTTGGGTTTGTTCTGTACAAATCCTCATAACGCGTAATATCGACCTCATCAAGCCATTCATTGACTCGATAGGTTGTTGTATATGAAAATGTGTTGTTCAACTTAGTATCTTCGTCAAAGAATGTAGGTTTAAGCCAATGCCTCTCACTCCAGGGGTTGAATGTGACCGTTATCTGTTTGAAAAAATCAGAATCATCAATAGAACCACGTATAGATTCGACAACAGTACTAAATTTATCGAACGTTTCTATCTGATAGGCTTCTTCAAACCAGGCCCAACACAGTATGCCATTTTCTACTGTTATAGATGTTATTTTCAAAGGATCATCAAGGCCTCTAAATAATATCTTTTGGCCAGTGGGTTTATACGTTATCTCCGGTAAACTATCATTAAATTTGAATAAGTGCTTGACTCCCAATCTATTTGTAGCCCAACGCAAATCTGTATATGTCGATTGCTTGTTTGTATTACTGAAACGTCTGACAACAAGTAAGTTTGCCCAGTTATACTCCATAATTCTATAAATAAAATTAATTGCAGTTGTCTTAGACTTTTTACTACCCCTTGAACCTTTCACAACTCTGTAAAAGTTTTTGTTATTAAAAAATCGATTATATCCACCGCCAACGATTTTATCTAACTGTACTTCCATAGTTAATCCTCTAATGGAATGTTGTTAATAATTGTAGGGGTAGTTAATTCTAATTCTTGTTTATCTACTGGAGTATAACCTGAACGGTCTAATATATCCTTAGAC